CATAAGGCAGTACCTATTGCCCGTATCATTTCCCGTGGATAATTTCTGATCTGAAAGGGTGGTTGCAATGTTTGATACTGATACAGTAAAAGAACGGTTGAAATCATTCGGTTATGAGGTCAAGGCAGATGATGAATTTGCCTTGACCTTTTGCGTTGAGAAAGTACGTAGCACAATCAAGAATGAAATCAACTGGAATGATGTGCCGGAAGGACTGGAACACATTGCCGTTGATATGGCGGTGGGTGAATTTCTTCTTTCCAAGAAAACCTTTGCACCTGATGACCTTACCGGGTTTGATTTAGAATATGCTGTCAAGCAGATTCAGACAGGGGACACCAACACGGTCTTTGCGACTGGTGAAGGTTCAATGACCCCTGAACAAAGACTGACTTCTTTCATCAATTACCTTTTATCCTATGGAAAGACTGAATTTAATTCATTCAGGCGTATCAGATGGTAAAGCAGATTCAGGCAGCACAAAAGGCTGCAAGGAAAGCCATTGAAGCAACCTATTTTGGTACTTTGACGGTGACAGAACTGCAAAAGGTAAAAAATGAGAAGTCAAAACTTATGGAAGAATCAGAGGTTGTAGTCTTACAAGACCAACCGTGCAGATTATCTTTTGAAAAACTGCAAACAGCAATTCAGTCAGAATCAGCAGCAACGATCACGCAAAGCACAAAGTTGTTTGTTTCCCCGGATGTAACCATCAAAGCGGGGTCAAAACTGACAGTAACACAGGACAATGTGACCACGGACTACACCCGCAGCGGTGTCCCTTCCACATACCCAACGCATCAGGAAATTACACTTGAACTGTTCAAGGAATATGCGTAAATGGGTAGAATGGGAAGATTTGACTGCAAAGGTCTGAAAGACTTTCAGCAGCAGTTGGGAAAGTTGCAAAATCCTGATGACTTTGTGGAATCGTGTGCAAAAGAACTTGTTGCCCGGTTGCTTCGCATGGTGGTCAAAAGAACACCTGTCGGACAGTATCCGGCAAGTTCAGGAAAAAAGGGCGGTACATTAAGGCGTGGTTGGACTGGTGAAAAACGTGCATCAGCACAAGGGTATGCAGACAGCCTGACGGTGAATCATTTTGGTGACACTTATGTCATTGAAATTGTGAACCCGGTTGAATACGCATCCTATGTTGAGTACGGACACAGGACAGCCAATCATTCAGGATGGGTCAAAGGTCAGTTTATGATGACCATATCTGAACAGGAATTACAGAAAATTGCCCCAAAGGTGCTTGAAAACAAAATCAAGAAATATTTAGGGGGACTTGGTAAATGATAAATTCAATAGTTGAAGCAATCAGTTGTTCCCTGAACAAAGAATTTGGGGATGATTATGAAATCCACAATGAAGAAATTAAGCAAGGTTTGAAAGAGCCTTGTTTTTTTATTGCTTGTTTGAACCCAAACAACAACCTTTTCCTTGGTAAACGGTATGAACGTACCAATCAGTTCTGCATCCAGTATTTCCCACAGTCTGCAAAGAAGCAGCGGGAATGTGCTGATGTGGCTGAAAGAATGTATGACTGTTTGGAGTATGTCACAACAGACGGTGATACCAAGCCAATCAGGGGTTCAAAAATGAATCATCAGGTGGTTGACGGTGTTCTGAATTTTTTTGTCAATTATGACTTTTTCACGGTCAAGACGGAAGATCAGACACCAATGGAAACTATGACGGCAAGCACGGATGTGAAGGAAGGTGGTTGATTATGGCAGCAAAAAAGACAACAACGGGAACTGCTGCAAGGTCTGAACAGACTGAACCAATGTTCAGCAAGGAACAGATTCTTGCATCTGCCCGTTTTGCAAACAGAAGGGACTTGGTGGATGCCCTTCTTGATGAAGATAAAAGTTACACCATGAAAACTGTTGACAATTTAGTTGAAAAATACATGAAAGGACAGGTGAAATAGTATGGCTTTAGGTGGTGGTACATTTACCTCACAGAACAAAGAACTTCCCGGTGCTTATATCAACTTTGTATCGGCTGCATCCGCATCCGCTGCACTGTCTGATAGAGGTATTGCAACAATGCCCCTTGAACTTGATTGGGGTGTTGAAGGGGAAGTTTTTGAAGTAACCAATGAAGATTTTCAGAAGAACAGCCTGAAACTTTTTGGTTATGCCTTTGACAGTCCTAAGATGCTTGGTCTTAATGATCTGTTCATGGGTGCAAAGACCTTATACGCATATCGTCTGAACGGTGGTGGAGATAAGGCAGCGAACACATACGCAACTGCAAAGTATTGTGGTGTGCGTGGTAACGATTTGAAGATCGTGATTCAGAAAAATGCAGATGATGCAAGCAAGTATGATGTTACAACCTACTTCGGTACGGTCAAGGTTGACACACAGACAGTTGCCAAGGCTGCTGATCTTGTGGCAAACGATTATGTGACATTCAAGGCTGCTGATCTTGCTGTTACTGCCGGAACACCTTTAACTGGTGGTACAAACGGCACGGTTGACGGCACTGCACATCAGGCTTACTTGGATAAAATCGAATCATACACCTATAACACTATGGGCGTTGTGGTTACTGATGATGTTACCAAGAAGTTATATGTGGCTTTCAACAAGCGTTTGCGTGATGAACTTGGTATCAAGTTCCAGTTGGTTGTTTACAACCTGTCTGCTGATTATATGGGCGTTATCAGTGTGAAGAACAAGGTAACAGATACAGGATGGTCAGAAGCAGCACTTGTGTACTGGGTAACTGGTGCAGAAAGCGGTTGTGCGGTCAATAAGTCTTGTCAGAACAAGAAATATGACGGCGGTTTCACCGTTGATACCAATTACACACAGAATGAGTTGAAAGCAGCAATCAAGGCGGGTGAGTTCACTTTCCATAAGGTCAACGGCGTTGTCCGTGTGCTTGAAGATATTAACTCTATGGTGACCACTTCGGACACTTGCGGGGATGTATTCAAGGACAATCAGACGATCAGAGTTATTGACCAGTTAGGAAATGATGATGCAGTTCTTTTCAACACTAAGTATCTTGGTGTTGTTCCAAACAATGCATCAGGCAGAACTTCCCTTTGGTCTGACTTGGTGAAAATCCGTACACAGTTACAGGAACTTGGTGCTATTGAAGGGTTCACTGATTCTGATGTTACGGTTGCACAGGGCGATTCCAAAAAGGCGGTTGTGATTACATCAGCAATCACCGTTGTGAACGCTATGGGTAAACTCTATGAAACGGTTACGGTTGCGTAAGAAAGGGGTGAAATAAAATGCCGAATGTAACAATGAAAGCAAGGGACACTATTGCAGCAAAACTTGCTGAATGTTTTATCACAATCGGAAGTAGAAGATACAACTTCATGCAGATGATTGATATGGAAGCAAAGGTTGAGAAAACCAAGACTACTGTTCCCCGCCTTGGTGCAATCATGGCGGGTCATAAGTCATGTGGTATGGAAGGTACTTTTTCCGGCACGGCACACTATAACCAGTCAGTTCTTCGTCAGGCATTACTTGACTATAAGAACACTGGTGAAGATGTGTATTTTGAAATGCAGATCACCAATGATGACCCAACCAGTGATGCGGGCAGACAGACGATCATTTTCTATGACTGCAACACTGACGGCGGTGTGTTAGCAAAATTTGATGCTGACGGGGAATACCTTGATGAAGAGATTGAAGGAACATTTGAGGACTTCTCAATGCCTGAATCTTTTGCAAACCTCACGGGTTTTCTTACTAACTAAGTAACAGAACCCCTTGTGTGGCTTTTATATAAGGTCATATAAGGGGTTTTTTCTATTCTTTGATAAACAGAAGGGAGAACAACAAAATGTCAAAATTCAGTCGATTTATGAAAGCGAACAAAATCGCAAAGCCAAATGAAAAATATGCACCTACAACCACATTACAGGATGAAAACGGTAAACCGCTGGAATGGGAGTTCAAACAGATTACTTCCAAGGAAAATGAAGCGTTGCGTGATTCCTGTACCATTGAAGTCCCGGTTAAGGGTAAGCCGAACCTTTACAGACCGAAAGTAAAAACTGCTGAATACCTTGCAAAGATGATTGTGGCATCCACTGTATACCCTGACCTTTACGATAAGGAATTACAGGATTCATACGGTGTTATGACCCCGGAAGAACTTCTTTATGCAATGGTTGACAATGCCGGAGAATATCAGGACTTCACAGTGTGGATGCAGAAGTTTCAGGGATTTACCAAGAACCTTGATGACAAGGTGGATGAAGCAAAAAACTAATTGAAGAAGGGGATGGTGAAGCAAATTATGCTTACTATGCCCTTCTAAAACTTCACATTCTTCCATCAGTGTTCTTGGATATGGATGAACAGGAAAAAGCCTTTGTGATTGCTTCAATCGAGTTGAAAGCAGAGCATGACAAGAAGGAAAAGAAAAAGGCAGAAGCAAGGGCAAAGAAAAAACACTAAGAAAGGACGGTGAAACAGGTGTCATCTATTCAGACAGGTATTGAACTTAATGACCAATTCAGCGGAGTGTTGAACAACATCATCAGTTCAGTGAACCTTGCCGTGTCTGCAATGTATGATATGCAGCAGTCAATGAACACTGACATTGATACAAGCAGCCTTGAAGGGGCAAGGGATGAAATCAATCAGGCAACTGCTGCCATTGAAGCAATGAATCAAGCAGCAAGCCGACAGACCGCACCTGATATTGCACCGCCTGTTGTGGATGGGGGAAACGGTCAGGTTATAAACGTGGATGTAAACCCGGTACTTCCTGACCCTTTGGTTGAAAATCCTGAACCAATCAGACCTGAAATTCAGCCAAACGCACCGCCTGACCCTGAACCCGTAGAAATCCCGGTCACATGGAACACTGACGGGGTGGATGTGTTCACAGGAACAGGTGTTGAACGATTTCAGCAAGAAGTTCAGAGTGCAAACGATATGTTGAACACACTGAACACCACACAGGCAAGGATTTCACAGACCGCACAGGGAATGGATATACTGCCGGATGCAGCAGTTCAGGATATGAACACCATGCAACAGCGGTTATCTGCAATTCAGCAGCGGATTCAGCAGATTGAGAACAACCCGGTAAATGTTGGGGCAGACAATGCAAATGCAGAACTGGAACAGTTGCGTATGCAGTTGAATCAGGCTATTCAGGAACAAAATTCACTGAATCAGGCAATGCAGAATATGGATGTTTCTGCTGCCAATGATGCCTATTTACGTTTGTCACAGACTGTTGGCAACACAGAAAGGTACATCCGTGACAATGTG